GGTATAGCCCACAAAGCCCTAGAGTTCTAATTCATCTTTACGTCAGGAGGGTTTATTAATGAAGCCAAAGACAGCAAGACGAATACTTACGCGCAATCAGGATAAGCTGGCAAGAGCCAAGAGGGGACTAGCCCCGGTCAGCAAGAAGCTGGACAAGGCAGTTAGACTGGCAGTGGCAACACTGGTAAAGGAGTAAAGCCTATGAAGTTTCTCAAAGGTCACACGTCACCGGAAACAGCTTTTGTCGTGAAGGATTATCCCTACGGCTTCAGGCTACGCTGCAAGATCCGGTATTGGATAGAAACCGATATGAAAAAGGGTTCGCGCCTGTGCTACCAGACTATCGATACACGACGCCAAGGGGAAGTCTGGAATAAACCGAAGTGCTCCACGTATGCAAGGTTCGGGGGAGCGATGTATCTGGACGAGAAAGACCGAGTGGTCTGGAGCGGACTGACGCAGTATTCGGATAGCACCGAGATCCGCGAGTGGATTGAAGTCTACGGTGAAGGGATGAATGAGGACGTTGCAAAGCTGGCTAAAATGTGGTTAGCCGCGAAGGAATTGTATGAGCTGAAATACCGGGAGGTCCAAAGTGAAGAAAGTAATCCGAAATAGACCGCTGACGTTTGCCTGGAAGCTGAGGTTGCTGGACGCTAGGTATCAGGCTCTCAAGTCCTGGGATCAGTGCGTAGAGGATCTTAGGGTAATGGGAGTCGAAGTGGATATCCCCTATCCGTTTGGGGAGATACCGAGGAGAACAAGAGAAGGGAGGTTAGATAGATGAAATACCGAGTAGACATGTTTCGTGTGTATCATCATTGTGTAGAGGTAGAAGCCGAAGACGAATCTGAGGCTAGCGACAAAGCCTTTGATCTGTTTGATTTGAACCAAGCTGAGCTGGAAGCTCATGACGCTCACGTCGAAACAGAGGAGGAAGACGCCGATGAATAGATCAACAGCTATTATGTGTCTTGACTGTGAGATGCTATTCGAAGGCAGGCAGTCGTGTCCTAGCTGCGGAAGTCAACAAACCTTCCCGCTGGGCAACTGGATCAAACCTCTGAGTAGCGCCCAGGCTGTCAGCAAGAAGCCCTATACTGTGCTGTTGCTTTACCCGGATTATATGTCGGATAGCTTCGGGCAGGAGACTTACCTCGCGCATGTTGAAGCCAGAGATCCTGAGAGTGCTGTGATGGAAGCGCAGCAAAGGGCAGTAGAGGCTAATACGGACGAGGAAGACGATTGGATAGTGGAGGATGCCGAGGACTTTTACCCTCTGTTTGTGTGCGAGGGACATCTGGGAGATCTTTACTCGCATAGAAAGGAGGAGATCTAAATGCAGATTACTGTCGAAGTGGACAAAAAGAAGTTTGAACGGTTTATCTCCCTGGGCAATCTACCTTGGACGATCATAAGCGATGAAGAGCGCAAAGAGTGGGATAGTCTCAGTACACAGCTAAGCTGCTCTATCTGGGAGCAGTATTGCAGGAGGGCTCTACCCGATGATAGATCTGAGCAAACCGATCAAGGGTGAATGGCGAGGGCGAGGGTTCGGACGGAGATATGTTTGGACCTATCAGTGTCCTCTGTGTAACAAGACTCTTTCTGTGATTGCCAGTTCTTTTCTAGGACGTAAACCTGTACCGGGATTAGGAGGTCTGTACTGTGACTGCGAAGGCAAACGAGGAAACCAACGTCAAGCAGAAACCTCGTGACACGTTCTGCGTGACCTGTGGGAGGAAGAACTGACCGAGGGTAGAGACATGCTCAAGGGTTGAGCTGGAGGAGTGAGACTAATCTAGTCCATAAGGAGAGAAAGTGTTATGAAAGAATATCGTGAATGCAGGTTGACTTTCAATCGAGAAGTTAGTTTCTTGGGACGTAATGGCACATTCAAAGCTGCTGGCATAGAAATACGCTACTATCCTAGCTTGCACACAGTGGATCTCTATCCGGTGACTACAAAAAACCAAGTAGCTCGTGCCCGGATTGAACTTCCGGCTGAAGATTTGGCCCGTGCCATAAAAATACTCATCGATGTGGCAGGGCAGTTAGATACATTTCAGTCGGAGGAGTAACCGCGATGTCAAAGGATTTGATCAGTCTAATCGTGATAGTTTTTGCCGTCTATGTATTTTTGGCCGTATCGGCTTTAGGTTTGCTATTGTTCAAAACATGTTTTAAAGGATAACAAGATGACTTACAGAGAACCGAGAAGTCGTCATGCCGAGGGCTATATTACCTGGAATGGCGGACGTGAGATCTGCCAGGATGACGACACGATCACTGTGGAGATCTGGGTAAAGGATCAGAGGGGCTATCACTTTGAGGTACGGAAGAAGATCCGAAAGGAGGAGTTGAAGTGAGATTCGCACGCGTCAAGAGCTACCCCTGGATAGAAGTCTATTGCTGTCGCTGTGACCGTTTGCGTACACGTGAAAGTTTATTTGAACTGTGGGCTGATTTAGAGGGTGAACCTTTCGAAGCCTATTATTGCTCGTCATGCAAAGACGCGCTGGAACAGGAGTACACTTCGCCTCTTGACAGATCAAGTCAGACCTGATATACTTGTGCTTTATTTGATCGCTGGAAACAACGGGTAACGGAAAGGAGGTATTCATATGACGCGCCGAGGTCTAAAAGATCTCAGGAGTATGGCTGCCCTAGTCATAGGGTTCTGCCTGGGATTCGCTGCTGTCTACGCACTGGCCGCACTATGAAAGAGCCACAAAAGTACGTATTCGCAGAGATCCACATAGACCGGATCTACCTGGACCGATGGAAGAAGGTTATCCGCTGGCAAATGCGACTGGAGATCTACCAAGCACGGGAAGATATCAGCCAGGAGCCACGGAGACTAGCCGGTAAGAACATGACGATATGGGAAGGGCCTGGGTCGGTCGTGCCGGTATGGGTAGAGACGGTCTGTGAGTATCTTCGCGAAACACTGGAAGGACAGGTAGTGATTGTGACCAAGGATAAAGGAGCGCACGCCGATGAGTAATGCAGGTTCGTTGTGCAACAAATGTGAGAAGTTAGCCAGATGTCCCTACGGACCGGAGATGAAAGTAGGAGTGAACCGGCGAGGGTATTGTGCATTCGGAGGAGTCTCGGCAAAGGAGAAAGTAGTGGTCGAGAAGCACAAGGTGAACCCGTTGAAGGCATCGAAGAAAGGAGCCAAGTAGTGAGCCAATATCTTCGCGTCCTCGTCACCGTGCAACTCAAGTCCCTGGATAGATCTTATGTTAACGAGATCCAAGATGAGATCATCCAGGGTATTCGTCTGGCCGCACTGGAATTACCAGAGGTTGAAGAGGTCAAGATAGCAGCTACGTTTCTCAGTAAGGTTATGTCCAGACCTGCGAGTAAACAGGTACCGAAGTAAAGGAGATCCTCATGCCGGCGAAACGCCATACCCTAAAGACCGTTATGGAGCGAGTGTTTATAACTATCGCTGCGCTACACCGCAAAGACGGCATCACTGTCACAGAGCTTGCAGGGTTAATGGCAACTCAGAATAACAACGCATGGAGGTATTTGCAAGAAGCCAGTAGGCTGTTACCGGTGTTCGAAGCCGGGAAACGCCCGAGTAGAACTAAACCCTCGGTGATTTACAAATTCTTGGAAGACTAAAAGGAGAGAGTTATGAACAATGACACAGAAAGACGAGATGGAGTTATCCGGTCTGCCAAAGGTCCAATGACCGTACGTATCGGCGATTGGGTAGCAGATGAAGCCGGGCGCGGCGGGGAACTGGTCAGGATGTATTCTGATCTGGATGATCACAAGGTTCTGCTGGATGTCCAGACGGCGGAAGGCCTGGTGATTACGTTGAAAGAGAACCTCGTGACGTTCTGCCAGGGTAAGGGGGAATAGACCTATGGGATTGGTAGCGCGCGTAACCACTAAGTACGTGGAGGAGTCGGAGGTCCGGGCCGTGCCTATGCCGGAGTGGACACAGACCTGGCACCCGGTGAGCCATGGGCAGTTGCTTGACGCTCTGGACAAGGCCGTGAGCGTGAATACCAGGTTGGCCGTGAAGACCCGGCAGTATACGTTGAACCAGTCTGGCATGCAGTTATTCGGCGTGTGGGATCTGGACCTGGACATAGCAGGTAGGGCCTGGTCGGTCGGGTTCCGCAATTCCCTGGACAAGACGCTGAGCATAGGGATCTGCGGCGGACAGCGGGTGTTTGTCTGTGACAACCTGGCATTCAACGGAGAATTCATCGAGTTCCGCAAACACACGGCGGGACTGGAGATGGATAACCTTATCCTGCTTTGTGCAGGAGCCCTGGATCAGGCGCAGAAAGACGGACTGAACTTTATATCCTGGGTCATGACCTTGAAGGAGCACGAACTGGACGCAGAGGGGCTGAGCTGGTTAACGGTTATGGCCATGAAGGAGGGAGCGCTGGCACCGAGCAAGTTCAGCCTGTTTTTAGAGTGCCTGGAGATCGAGTACAAGCTGGAACACGAGATGACGCTGTATGTCTGGCACGGGGCCATAACCAGAGCTATGAAGGGCGAGAGCTTGTTCAAGATCTCCAAGCGCAATGAGAGCTTGAACAGGGTGATTGGTAACTTTCTGACGTTCGAACGGAATATCTACACGACGCCGGGGATAGCGATGGTTAAGCTGTTGCCCTGGGCTGAGAAAGGAGGGAGTGCCAGTGTACCTAAGTAAGGTTGAGGAAAACGCTATAAGGGCTAGGTGGATACAACTGTTGTCCCAACATCTCAGAGGGCATCGGGTGTACGTGGCCTGTCCGTATACCAGTAAGAGTGCCAAGGTTAGACAGGCGAGAGTTGCAAAGGTCACGCTGCTCTCGGCTCTGCTGTTTGCCGAAGGAGTAGATGTGTTCTCTCCTTTGACGCACACCGTACCACTGGAGAGCGTGTTGCTGTCCATGGCACAGACGGGACGTTGGTTAAATGCACGGAGCTGGTTGGATCTGGACAAAACGTTTATCCGCAAATGGGCTGAGAAGATGTTGGTCCTGTGTCTACCCGGCTGGGAGAATAGCTACGGTATTCAAAGAGAAACATCCTGGTGTATGGATCTCCATATTCCGGTTTGGTATGTAGATCCCCAAGAGGTCAAGGTTCTTTACCACATGGTCCTGGAGAAAGGAGATACCGCTTGCCAATGGGCGAAAAGCATAGAATACCGTTTGTCCAAGTAGGAGATCTCAAGATAGCTCAGAGATGTACGACCTGCAAGTTCGGCGACTCCTGGAGCAATACCTGTATAGCCTGTATGATGGGGCGTAAGGCAGGATTTAAGCTTGCGGATAAGTATAAAGGGGCTGTCAGGGGAGAAGAAGAAGAGGAGGAAGTGACCAATGACTAGAGACGAAGCCGAAGCCAGGTTGATCCTCTGTGAGAAGTTCAACTGCCGTATGTTGCCGGAAGCCTGCGAGAGGATACAGACCGAGGCATTGCAGGATTGGACGTTAGCCAGATCCAGAAGAGATTCTGGAGCCCTGCCGAGCAAATCCAATACCTTGGAGGTCCTCTCGGCATGTGGTCACTGCGAAAGACGGTTGAAGAACTGGCCGGAGGGTATAGACCGGACTATTCGGGCCATTCATAACGAGTGTGTGAAGTTCATAACTTTTGACGACAAGGAGGAAATGTCTAATGCAACTGAAAGGCGAGAATGCGGAGATACTGTTGCCCTGGAAAGCGGAGATCGAGAAGGCGATAGACTGGTATCAGAAGAAGACACTGCACGACAAGGAAGCCGAGGAGTGCAAGATCAGGGCGAACGAGCTGGTGAACAAGATCCTGCTGGAGACCGGAGTGGACAAGATCGAGACCCTGGACATGGGGAGTATCAGCGTGCAGGAGGGTCGGGTGAATCTGATCGAGAAGACTCTCCGGGAGAACATGCTGAAGGAGGGGATTGACGCCGAGGTTATTGAGCGCGTTATCTCCGGGGCCAAGAAAAAGGGAGATCCATTTGCCCGGTACTTTGCCAAACGTGAAAAGAAGGACAAGTAGAGCCCGGCGTGAGTTTGAAGGTCTACCTACTGGTAGTCGTGTTGATCTGGTTGGGGATATTTCTCCGGGAAGTTTACCGTGGGGAGGGGCGCTAATGAAGACTGCATACGCTGCGGTGGTGTTGAAAGAGATCCTGGAGTTTACTGTCGCAGGGTCTTCGTTGGCGATGACAGTAAACTGGGCGCCCGGAATGATAGGAGCATTTGCAGTATTCCGGGACAGGCAGTCAGCGCTGGAGTATGTAGGAGGAGATGAGAACCTGATATTGGCGATTAGGTTAGAAGAGCGCCAGACACACTGAGTCAAGGGGTAGAAATATCTAAGGCGAGGGGAGCCCGGAGTTCTCCTCGCCTTTGTTATTCCGGGGTCCGGTCAGTCCCTCCGCAAGCAGTGCCGTTGGCAAGAGTATCCGTGATAAGATCGAGATCTTCAATCAGATCCAAGTCCCTGCTTGGGAGAATTTTCTCGTTTAGGATGATAAGACGAGCACAGACGATCTCCTGGGTAGAGTCGAGGATATCGACAAGAGCATAACCGAAGTCTCTGGGGAGATCCTTGAGGTAACGGGTAACTGAGTAGGGCGTCATGCCGGTTCTCCTTTGTACTTTATCATAGTTCCCCAGCGAGCGATTCCGTCCTCCCCTGGTCGTGCGATCTTCTGATCTACCTCGACCGGTACATGCAGCCTGATCGTGTTCTCCATATAATGCTTGATGATGGGAGCCGCCAGAGGCACCGCGGATTCCTCCAGTTCAAACAACAGATCATCGTGTATCTGAATCAGTGGCCATATCCAAGACCCGGAGCGTCTGAGATCCCGGATCTGGGGATTGAGTTCTCCCATGGCCTTTTTGATCACGCCCTGAGCGCCCATTTGTATCGGGGCGTTCCCTGCCTGGCGTATACCTTCTTCTTGCATGGCGTCGTCTGCTGCGTGGACGTTAGCCACGAACCGGACCCTACCCCACATGTCTTGGACATAACCCTTCTGGCGAGCTTGTTCGTGGATAGCGTCCATCATGGCCTTGACACCGGAGTAGACGTCAAACCAAGAGTCTATAAGTTCCTGGCAGCGGTCCACCGTCCATTCGTCTGAGCTGAGCCCGGCCATGAGAAGTTGCTCGCGTAACCCCAGGGCTGACACGCCGTAGAGGATACCGAAACCTAAACGTTTAGCTGGATATCTGTGCTTGAGATCGTCTACCTGATCGAGAGGTACGCCAAAGATATTAGACGCCGTAATTGAATGCAGATCCCCTCCTTCGCGGAAGATCTTTAAAAGCAAGGGGTCTTGAGACATGTGCGCTGTCATGCGCATTTCGATTCCTGAATAGTCATTGGACAGGAACACGTGTCCCGGGTCGGCTATGAACCCATTGCGGATATCTCGTCCATCTTCTGATCGGGTCGGCTGGGCTTGTAAGTTGGGACGGGTCGTCGTGACTCTTCCAGTGGAAGCGCGAGTAACCCGGATTGTCGTATGAACCCGACCGTCTTTGCCCACTAATTTTGGTAACTTATCCGCATAGGTGTTCTTGAGTTTCTGGACTTCCCGCCAGGCTTTGACTAGTGGCACTATCGGATGCTCGTGCTGTAGACGCGCCAGGACCTTAGCGTTGGTAGAATCCTTCTTGACCTTGAACAAGTGTAGCTCGTCAAAGAATAATCGCGCTACGTCTTGATGCGAACCTATACGCACGGCTCTACCAGCCATGTTGTTGATCTGGACTTGAAGGACGTCCATCTTGGCGTCGAATTTCTCGGATAGCTTGGCAAAGTGGTTAAGGTCTGGTCGTATCCCCACGGTCATCATATCAGTGACCATGGGTAGCGCGGCGACGTCTGTGGCTAGAGCCGTTTCCAACCCTAGATCCTGAATGCGTTCCCACAGAGGCCCGGCTACGCGGATAGTGGCATCCGGGTCACGGGCCGCGTAATAGATAGCCTTTTCTGCCGGCACATCGGAGAGATCTCCTTGAGGCATGGGTCCCAGGAGGTCTTCGACGTCCTCACGGCCTTCTTCCAGTTTGATCTTCTTCCAGCGCTCCTTGGGATTGGCATCCTTGGTGATGACGTCCTTGAGGATGTTGTTGACTCGCTTAAGCATGTTACTGGGTTTCTTCAGTTTCGGAGTACCGTCAGGTTTGATTATCAACAATGGCTCCGGGTCCGGCCAGGTCATAGAGGCAACTTGTTGCAGGTAGGTTATGGCCTTGTCCCAGGCGGCCTCGGATAGCACGTCCTGGTAGTCCTGCATTCGCATTCCGAAGTGACGGAAGGCCAGAGGTTTGAGTCCCTGGGGCTCGGCCTGGAGCAGATAGGCCATAACCATGGTATCGATGGGATTAGCCGGGGCCAGATCGTCGGACTCAAGGATGGGTAAGTCCGACGCCATGTTATGAATCCAGGTGATCATATCCGAACGTTTCAGGTGTTTCCGAAGAACCGAGAGCACCTTTTCGTCACAGAAGTAAACGACGTATCCGCTGCCCGGTGAGGTAGACACCTGGATCATGTAGGGCGTGTAGTCTTCAAGCCATTCGACGTCGATTGCACACTCATGAGCCCCGGAGAGGATTAGATCCAGTTTCTCCGGGTCCCAGATGACGTTGTATGTCTCGGCGTGCTCAAAGGGGTCGATGATATGATGTTTCTGGATCTTACCGCGGAGCCAGGCACCCACGGTTCGGAAATCCGCCTGGAACTTGAGGAGAATATCGGGGGAACGCAATGCCGCAGCAGGATGGTAGACGGGAATAACCCAGAACTGTTGGTTAAGACCAGAGTGTGTGACGTGAAAGGGTATGCCGTGGACCGTTTCCATGTCGGCCTTGGTGCCGAGCATGTAGCTGGTAGAGTAGGCGCCGGCAGTAATAACGAGTTCGGGACTAACCGTGGCTAGTTCTGCCAGAAGCCATTCGTTGCAGGACTCGATTTCAGCGGGTTTAGGGTCGCGGTTATTAGGTGGACGGCACTTGACCAGGTTGGTGACGAATATATCCGGTCGGTACAGTCCGTTCTGATCACAGACCTTGAGGAGTTCCTTGCCGCCGCGAGCCCATTGGACAAAGGGTATGCCGTTGCGGTCTTCTTTCTCGCCGGGACCCTCGCCGATGATCATGACGCGCGCGTCTAGAGGACCCTGGCCCCAGACGATATGAGTGCGGGACTCGCAGAGCTTACAGCGGGTGCAGGTCTGGGAGAGTTGGAAGGAGGTAGGAGTCACTTTAATTGTTATCCGGTAGCGCTTCAACAGTAATGCGCAATGTCCATCGTTTCACGTCTCGTAAGCGTTCACACTGTCCCTCATCTTGCGCGTCTGCCTCAGTTTCAAAAGCTCTCCGACATGCCACTACCTTGAGCATATAGGAATCTATATTAAGCTGTTGGATATCCTTAGGACATCCCCATATGATACACTCGACTACCTGTAAAAGTTGTTTACCAGGTGTCGTTTCCCTTGCGTTGTTCTTCTGTTTTGCGTTTTGCGGCATAAGCTAGTCTCTCCTCTATTTCGTAATCACACTCGGGTATGAACGAGACCTGTCCTACGGTCTTACCCTCGTTACGTTTGAAGGAGTCCTCGAGTCTATTGAAGTGGTCGTTCGCGTGTTCCCAGTCCTGGCCGCTGACGATGACTTCGCCCTTGAAGGTGATGACTCGCCAGGTGTAGGGAGCATCACGGTATACCTGTTCGAGTCGGTAGTTGCGGCCGATACGAAACTGTCCAAAGGCCGGGTCTACGTCTACAGGTTCAGCATAAATAGACTGTCTCATCAGCATTGGAGTTCCTCCTCTTCTTCTTCCATGACCGAATGGTATTCTTCCAGTGCCTCGTCTCTACGCCAACCAGCCTTGACGAGTTGAGCAATAAACTCTTCCTTGGTCAGTTCACGCGGGTCTTTACTCATGGCTCTTCTTCTGCTTTCTCATAAGTAGCCCAAAAAATATCCGGCTTACAAGGATACAGTTCTCCCTTGATTCCCTTAATAATCCAGTCCCCAACTTTTGCTTCATGTAGACCCTCTAAGGTAGGGATAAAGGCAGAACGCGTGTAGACGTTTACGGTTATACCTGGGGTTGTTCGCCACCACTGTGGAGCTTGGTCTATCATCCACTGGAAAGCCTCAATGACTACTGGTTTCTTTCGGAACTTCATGCTTCCTCCTCGCCTTCTACTCCCCTGGTCAGACGATCCTGCCGGCGTTTCTCCAGCCAGAGCAGAGCTTCTTCCATCTTAGTGATTGCCAGAGCGTTCTCGCGACAAGGAAAGGCACCGGTCTGGAATCCCTGAAGTCGGTGAATGCAGATCTGGAGGAGATCCGAGATCTGGCAGCCGTTAACGCCGACGTCTTTAATGGCGCCGGCTTGAAATGCGATGTAGATAGATTCCATTTGAGTGGACCCTGCAATCCTGTAGTGAGGTCCTCGGTTTTCGATTTCTCTTAATCCATCTGTTGATCTCATGCTTTGTCCTCCTTGGGGGTAACTATAAACGGTCGAATCTGCAACCGACTGATCTCTAGCAACTGTTTCTTGAGTACCTGGCAATGACGCAAAGCCAACAAGGACAGTACAGCGTAGAACCCGGAGTCCTCGACCATTAACCGCGTCTCGCGAGAACGTGCTAGGGCATACGTTGCGGCCACTATAGAGTCATGATACTCGGCGTCAGCAATATAATCCTTGGCAAATTTCCCAGGATTACTGCTGAACTTCTCTACCTGGTCGGCCGAGAGTCTCGAGATATCCGGATATTCCCAGTCAAACGTCACAGTCACTTTTTTCCCCGGAGCTCCTCGTACACCGTCTGAGCCAGTTTCTTGCCGAANCCCGGAACTTTGGTTATCTCCTTGGGGCTCGCCCAGATCAGGCTTTCCATCGACGGAAATGCCTTCTCCAGGTCCTTGGATTTCTCCCAGCCCACTTTGCTGAGCTCCTTCATCATTCGGCGCGTGACTGTCGGTGGGATCAGATTGGCTCTCTCCAGCGGGACGTCTTGGAACTTCTTGAATATGGTGTGTTCTGTCCATGGTTTACTCCAGCTTTTGAAGATAGATTCTACCCAGAGTACGGTTTCTCTGGGGGTAGAGGTTCGAAGCACATGAGCATGAGCCGTGATCATTGCAGAGTTGAGATACGCGGCGATATCCCGGTACATGTAGCGGCGTTTCCCGTGCTCGACTGGCGTCCACTGGTGACGGCTGTTCAGGGTTTCCAGTATACCCGCGTCTCCGGGGCGCCAGTAACCCTCGACAATCAAGTATACAGCGTCGTAGGAATCTGTCAAGCCCAGGAGTTGGTGAGCGGATAAGCGTCCTGTAGAGATCGAGTCAACCAGATCATGGATCTTCTTGCGCTCGATGCCTATGCTCACACCGCCCTGGGGTCCGTTACCAAAGAACATGGCGTCGGCATATTCCAGCCGGCAGAGAGTGCAGGGTAACTGGAAAAGGGTAGCCAGCTCGCCGCTACCTTGGCGATCGTCGAGAAAGATCATAGGAGCATACCTATGTGCCTAACAGTGATGCGTTTATCGAACAACTCCTTTAGCTGCGTCTGCTGGCTAAACAGGTCGGTGATTGCAGGAGCGTAGATCCGTTTCAAGATATCGGATATAACCTTTAGCGGTAGAGTGTTCCAGAACCCGCAGTACCAGATAAAGCGTCTCCGCAACCGCATGATCTGTCTGTAACCGGGTAGATCTCCAGTCAGGTCTAGATAGTCTTTAGCAAGCCACTTTGCTTGACGACGTATTCGTGTCGCCTCTCGATAGAATACCGTATTATTCATAGGTTCATCCCCGTGTCTCGATAAGCCTGTCGGATCTTACTGATCATGTCTCTGGTGAGAAGCATATCTACGGTACCGGTTAACTGGGANCAAGAGAGACCGATTGCAGGTATGCCGGGAGCTTCCAGGATAATGGTGTCCCTGGAGATGCGAAAAGTGATCGTGTCACAGGGTAGCTCGTTGATGAACCGAACCAGTTGAGTGAACATCAGGGTTCCTNTTTTCGCGGAGTGTTCGTTTCGGCAAGCTCCAACATTATAGACAGCTTCGCTTGCAACCTGGCTATCTTAGGGTCGTCCGAATACCCAAAGCCAGGATTGATTTTTTCTAGGATAAACATTATCTCGTCTTTTGTTAGCATGAGTCTACTCCTTGTAGGGTTTGGACTCGGTGAACTTCATCCAAGGTGAGAACAACTCTTCGGCTTCTTTGTTTCCAAAATGGTCTGCATCTTTTAACCAGTAGATCAAAGTACAGACCAAACAATGCGCCTTGGGTTTACGCTTACCTTCGTATCTCGGGTGTACCTTACAACGGAAATCTCGCATGGTCTACTCCTCCTCATATCCCCAATCCTCGGGGGTCGTCCCTTCGATGATCATACTGGCCAGGAAGGGGAAGTTACACATCGGGNCGGTGAGCTCCGTGCCATTAACCGTGGGGTTATGCCGGGAGTCCACCACGGTAAGCTTGAAGGTCGTCTCCGGGTCGTCGGGTGTCGGATTGATCCGGTCGAGCTCTATCACAGCCTGGGCGATGAAGTCGATGTCGCTGAACCCTGCGCGTTCCCAGTTACCCGTGCGTTCGTTAGCTATGTACTCGGCTTTCATCTTATGCAGCAGGATCAGGTTCTTGTCGGACTTATCCAGGATCTGACGCAGGAATCTCCGGAACTCAGCGTTGACAGGCCCGTAGGCGAACTTGGCAGCGTCTTTGCCGAAGCCCTTGATCTTGTTGAGCGATCCGAACCGGGCCAGGCGTAACAGTTCCCAGAGCTCGGTAGCCGTGTCTACTACCACGGTACGAATGTCTGACGTGCGGATAGTGTCGTCAAACGAGGCCTCGAATTTATCCCAGATCTTCTCGGCTTCGTCCTGAGCGCTGTCTTCGTTGCGACGTACCATGTCGGGCACGGGCAGGCGATACTCGAGGATCTGGTCACGATACTTGGAGAACTTGTGGACGACGCCCTCGAGCCCTACGTCCATGTTGTAATATACCAGAGGTTTAGGAGCTGTAAGTGAGAAGTGAGTCTTGCCGCGCTTCTGACGGGCTGAGGCAGCCAGGATCAGACGCGGGTGGACTAGGACGTCTGGATTGACAAAACCGTGTTTGCGTTTGAGGGTCTCTAAACCTGAGGAAGTCGTCATGGGCGAAGTTCTCCTTTCGCGATGTTGCTCTAATAGTTTGTGGAAATCAACCATGGGTTATGTACCGGGATATTCGGGTAACAACATCCAATGAGTGGCGTCTTCTGAAGGAAAAGGATCGAAAGCCGAGTCACCGTGGAGATAGCCATCAGCCCATTCAAACTCTGATCCATTCCAAGTAAGAGCCATGAATTGAACTGTTCCTCCCGCGACAACTAAGCAGTCGTCTCCTCGTTTGGGTTTTTCCTTGCGTATGTCGTGCCAGGACATGTCCATGGACTATTTCTCCTTTATTCCACGTCTCCGTGTTCCAGTATCTTCTGATCTTCGTAGGGTCCTAGCAACCTGCGCTCGATTTCAGTAGCGCACTGTCGGAGCTCGCCTATGAAGTTCTTGTAGTTGTTGTACGAAGGCTTCACGTGACGTTTGCAGTAAGCGAATAGGACATAGTTGAGATCCCCATTGGCGGTGATTTCATAGTCAGCCATGGCTTTCAAGATAGGTTCTAAACACTGACGTGTTACGGGCGCTATGTAAGGCATGGGTTATTTCTCCTTTGTTAGCAGATAATCAGCATAACTCCAGATACCCTTAGATCTCATGATCTCTGCGTGCTTTAATAGCATCGACCAGTTCTCCTTGAGCTCCCGGTTACTGTACTCTATGCGGAACTGCTTGTCAATAGGTCCGTGACCTTTCCAGTCGCCGAAGAGATACAGAGCAAAGAGTATCACGACGTTGGTATCTATCATGTGCGCGTAGGCCTTGAACTGAGTCATCCAGTACCAGTTGTCGTCTGGGGAGTTACGGACAGATTTCCAGGTACATTTATACTCGTAATCGGCTAGAGCCCCCGGTTCGGGCACGGATGACAGTTTCCCCGCGGCTATAGCGTGGGCCACAGACTCTCCTAGACCATCGGGGGAACCAACCAGACCGTCTTTCTCGAACTCACCTGGACGAATGCCGGCACGATCTGCATAAGCCCAGCCAAGGATATCTTCCCACATGAAGCCCAGTTCGCCGGCCAGGGTCAGAGGATCGTGCTCCCATTCCGTGGCGCCTTTGGTCATGCCGGATACCGACATGATGTAACGGATAACGTCAGAGACGTGGAGCTTGCCGGTTTCCCGAGCGTCGGAGCGGGGTAATCCGGAGCCGGGTTTGGCTATTTCGATATGGATTTCTTCGAGATTCACGCTGGAGTCTCCTTGACAGCAGCTTCGATTAACTGCACGTAGATGAAATCCAAATTAGAGATGCCTAGTCCTTCTTCTCCGAAGCCACTATCTCGCAAGGCATTACGAACGCTCATTCCCCAGTGAAAGTGGTAATCTGCCCACCAGGTATGCGGATCGCGAGATATCGCCTCACGAATCTGGGACTGTACAAATTCGCTTAGCATTGCTCTCAGAAAAGTGACAGCGGCTTGTTTCTTTTCCTCAGGCACTAGAGCTACTTCAGCCTGTTCCTCGGCGCGTTTGGCGTTCATCAGTTGTTCGAATGGATTTGTCATGACTCGACCTCCTTCTATCCGCAAGTAGGTACAATCCAGTCCATTAATGATTCCACCCACCGTGTTTACCGCATATCTTGCAAGTCGTTTCTCCCCAACTCCCTCCGCCGTTCAACGAACCTGAAGAGTCTGAGAAAGAACGCCTATCCGAGATATACCAATCATCGTGTTCGCAGTGAGGCGCTATAGCAGAGCGTGTTCTTTTTTGCGGCTCATCGGTGTCGTTGGGTTTAAACAACTGCCACAAGACAAACAGGATAATACCAGCTACTACGATAGATGATAGTGTCATGACACGAACTCCTCGTTAACCTTTACGATCTTCCCATCACGCACCAGGATCACAGCATACCCTAGTTGCACCGGGTCGTGATCACTAGTTTCAACATAAGAACTGAGAACCGAGTGTGTGGGATCTTCCGGGTCATACTTGGTTAACTCACTACCATAGACTCGGTAGAACGCTCCCACGCTGATATACCAGCGGTGATCCGGGTGAATCCAGGTACGAGACTGCGACGTGCTGGTGTAATCCGAGTGTACGCTCTGTCCGTTATCGTGGAGATACAGCTCCTGCATTGGCGGCACGGTGAAGAGCTTATGGGAATGCCCTCGTGTCATCAGAAAGCAATCCCCGGCTTTCTTGCGCAGACGATCTTTGAGCTGGTACTGAAGGTTGGCAAAGTTTCTCACCGGGTCAGGGGAAACGCTGCCTATAGACTTGTAACCGTGAGTGGCGAACTGTTTGAACAGTATATCCCCGGACTTGGTGATCCAGTGAATACGACACGAGGCCGTGGCGTAACGGTCGAAGTTTCCGTAGAGATCCTTGCTAATCAGCGCTGGGATGTTGCCGAACTTCCACAGAGCTCGGTCGTGGTTGCCCTCGAGTAAAGCCACAATGTGCTTGCGGATAGGTTTGTATGCCTCTACGGTACGCCAGACCTGGGGTAGAATATCTGCGGATTGATTGGTAGCCATGTAGAAGTGGGGATGGTCGATAAGCTTACCCTCGACGTGATCCCCATGGTGGACTACGAAGTTACGCACGGGCTTGAGTCCCTCATAGCTATGGGTAACTTTGTCCACCAGAGATGCAAAGCCCGATTCCGTGTGTAGAACCGAGCCGAAGTGAGTACAGGAAATAGCGAATATATTATAGTCGCGTGGAACGACTTGGATGATCAATCTCATCAGGTATTCTCCTTAGGTCTATGTGCAAGGTTTTGTGGACATAAGGCGGAAGTCGCATACCTTGATCTCTATCGCTTAGTGCTGCTGCGCACATCTCACACCTGACAATCTCACTTCCCTCTTCTCTAGGTTTTCCGCAAATCACACAAAGGCCTGCTTGTTTTAAAGAAGCGTAACGTTTAGCAGATCTTTTACACCCTTCTTGTCGGTGTCGGGAATAGTATACTTTGTTATTATTACGTCGCAACAGTACGCAATCCAAACAGTACAGCGAACCAGGAACTCTAGAAAATGCGCTGCAATTAACGCACCGTCCCTGCTCTTTATACAGTTTATAGTAGTGGGGATTAGCCATAAAAGCCCTAGTGAAGAGAGGGGGATACGTGAAAAGTCAACAATCCCCCTCTCAGTTTTAAAGCAAGCCTGTGGGTCGCTCTATTCCTTGAGAGTTATCACACCGTCTTTCAACGTAAACTTGCTCGTGATGAACTTGTCATCAAACATCTTCTTCATGATGACCGACTTGTTGGGGTTATTCTTGAGCTCGGCGTTTTTCACCCCCAGAGTCGGGATCTGGGTCTTCTTGAGCTCTCCACCGGCTTCCATGATCATCGTGGTGAGTGTCGCCTCGGCGGCTTCCTCGATAGAAACCGTCTCGGCACTGGGCTCGGAAGTAGTAGCTGCGGACTTGCCGGACGCCTTCTTGCCTTTCCCCGCGGCTTCCTGCGGACCCACGGAGATGATCTTGTTGATCACCGGGATCGTATCGGCATATTCCTTGCCGTCCTTGCCGGTTTTCTTCTTCTTGTCCANTCCTTTATACTCCGGCGCGGGGATCTGAATCAGGTGAAACTTGCTGCCCTCGAAGATATCCGCCGTGGCCTTAGCCAGGAGCTCGCTGGGATACCCGTTCTCGATCATGGATTTCATGAGCGTGATGAACTTGGTGTTCTCCCGGATCTTCTCGATCCCATCTCTGGCAGGATTCAAGGACATGCCGTCCGCTGAGGGTTCCCAGTCTTTGGGAGACCCGCAGGACCAGACCTGGCGACGGGGCTGTTGGTTGTCTTCTCCATCCAGTAGTACGAGATCAACCATAAACACGGGCGCCTCGGGAGCGTTGCCGTCATAGTCGTACATGGTGAATTTGCAGTTGGTGAACATCACATCGACGTCATCCATGAAGCCGCCTTTGCTGAACTCGGTAAAACTTGCTCTCGGTTTGTCATTCGCCATAGATACTCTCCTTTGTTAGCGGTTAGGGGTTAATGAATAAGGTTGATTTCCAACTCTGTAAGCTCGCGGTTGGCAAGCTCGAATTCTTCCTTGGGGCACCAGGAGATGTAGCCGTCGCGGTACTGTACCAGGTATCCGGGGAGATCCGCGTCCTTAGCAGGATCGATGATCGCGCCTTTGGATACCAGGAATTCGTGCCAGGTTGCGGGACAGGCGCGAGTGATCTTGGTGCTAATGTAGACTTTCCATTCCGGCATTACTGAGATCTCCTTTTACACGTGTCGGCAATAGATTACTTCGGCCGCTTTAGGGTCGGTATAGTACAAGTTGAGTGCCCTAAGCAGCTCGTTGAGTGTTGGCATGACAAACGTCTTGCAGCCTACTTGGATTGTGAAGCCGTTCTCAACCTGGGTGATTGAGACAGCGTAACCGTAAGCCGTTGGTACGTTGACAGGACGACGCGTACGCGGACGCTCTTCCTCTGATCTAGCATCCTGCGCGTCAGGGATTCCATGCTCGACTTGGGTCCTTACACCGCTACCAGAATCTGCACGTTGATCGTCATTCATAGGTCTTTTCCTCCTTTCCAGAGCGAGCCAGGCATTGGCGTCCCGGATCATCTCTGATAGTTCTTCCGCAGTGAAGAAGGTCATGATTATTCCTTGTCGGGTAAAACGTTGATCAAAGCATCTATCAGCTTACTCCATCTGGCAAGTTGCAAATCCGACATGTCATCCAGTTCCTTGGGATAGATTCCGGCGCGAATACCAGCCTGAGTAACCATCGCGCCCATAGCGTTGAAGCAGATAGCCGAGAGATGGTCCTCGGATTCGTCACCTGACATGGCCTGAACGACGTGACGGTATAACGAGGCGAACCAATCGGATAGAGGCATGCCCTTGGACCAGTTCCAGGCAGAGTATTTTTCGGCACCCTTGGCCAAGTGTAGTCCCAGACGCATCAGAAAGTACGGGTGAATCAGATCCGGACGGGGTTTGATATCCCCACGATCGCGCTGAGCACCGGTGGAGAACTCGCGTCTCTGACCGGAGTCCTTGATGGAGAAGGTGGACTTTTCATCCTTGGCCTGCTGTTTGGCTCTGAGGATATCTAGATTAGACTCGATCTGTTTGGTTATACGTTCGACACGTGACTCCGGTAACTCCTGCGTGTCTTGGAACTTATCCATTGCACGTAGAACTTTGTCGAACTCCAAATGGTCGTTAGGAATAGCTTTCGTTGGCGCGTCTGTCAACTCAGGTAACGCCTCTGTAGGGACTAGTTCATCCCCCTCAATCAATTCCGACATTTCTTCATTGAACTTCTCCGGGGTATCTTCCCAGTCTATCATTGATCTCTCCTTTTCGGTGGTGTCGGCGCCGTGATTCTCGTCCTGAAGGCTTCCGTGAACCACTTGGGCGCGAATCGCGAATAACGTTTAATAAACCACCCGATATTGTCGTCTATGATAAAGTTCTCACACCAGTCGGTCGCTGATCTTACCCCGCGACCGCATGCCTGGACCAGTTGTTGCATAGCCACATACGGCGCATAATCCGGGTCGGACTCCATACGGGCCTGCACCAGTTTCGACCGGCTATCCGGGTAGGACAGTTTGCCGATGATCTGGTAATGACACTGGTCATCAGGGAAATCCCAACCGGTCGTCATACTCGGGCTCACAAGGATCTTAGGCGGCTCTGCTTCTTTGAATTCGTTCACAACTCTCATAGTATCCTGACTCTTGTGAGAAAGCATTATACCCCGGTAGAACGATTGTGTCAAGATGAAGTTGGCTCGCTCGTAACTTACCGTGTGGATAATACCCTTACGGTCCTGCCGATCTCGGATAATCTGGTCGATGCGTCTGAGCCAGAACTGCTTGTCCTGCTCGGTCATTCGGAAATTCACGCGAGTAGTGGGGATGTGATAGAGATACCTGTTCTCCACGGGAAACAGGTGTGGCGCCTCGAATAAACGATACTGATCCTTGGCCAATCCCAGCATTTCAGCCGTCTTGCTGCAGATTGACGCAGACGTCAGCACTACGTTAGGCACGTCCAGGAACAGATACTTGCTGCACCAGGATGATACCCATTTGGGCGCGAACTGTATGACGTCCGGCCGAACCTCGATCACCATGTTATCCGGTTGGACTCCTGCGAGAAACGTGAAGGCCTGGGCGATCTTCTTGAGCTTAGCCAGGCGCTTCATCACCTGGGTAGAGCCGCTCTTGGCATAGGACACGAGTCCCTGGATCTCCAGATTGAGCGCATCGTTCTTCTGGTGAATCCAGCGAATCCAGTCCTCCATGCTGTAACGCTGTGGTTGCTGCGGGAGCATAGAGTACAACCAATCGTCCCGTCGCGAGAGTTCTATGGTGAGAAAGCTCGCCACGTGGGCATCAGTATCGTGACCTTCGTCACAGACTAGATTCGAGAATTTGCCTATGCCGCCCTCGACGTAGGCGTTGATGCTTAGCCAATAGGCGTAATTGGTAATTACCAACTGGGCTTTTTTGGCTCTGTCCAGGGCTACAAAGTAATCGCATGTCGGCTTGTAATCGCACTGCATGCCGGCAATGCACGGTCCTTCGTCGCACCGCAGGAGCCCACCGGAATAACGGCAGGGGTAGCTGTTGCGGCCTTTGATCTCGACGGCACCAATCACACCGAAGTCATCTACCAGTTGCTGCATGAGACCCTTGGTAGAGGTCAAGATCGCAGTGCGTCCGCCACGGAGCAAGGAAGAGGCTACATACGCGGCCGACTTCCCGAACCCTGTAGGGCAGACTTGCACAGCTACCCGCTTGTCGCAACTGGCGGCCCAAAAGACTACTTCAGCCTGGTGTGGACGCCACTGCGAGAATTTCTCAGGTAGACCTAGATCAAGCGGAGACAGCCAGTCGCTGAGCTGCGAGCTCGGTTTGTCGGCTACACTCGCGAACATACCAGTCCTTTCGTTTCTTGAACAGAAATTCCAATGCCTGGGCTTCGAAGGCTGTCAGGGATAGTCTAGGTCCGGCTTGGCCTTTGTGGGTAAAGGGTAGACCCTGCAACTTGGCAGACTGGCCGTGGATAAGGGTAGTCAGCACGGCACCTACGATCTTGAGAGCCCGTAAGCTGGTAATGGGTAAGCGCATTTCCTGTCGAACGTAAGCGTGTTCTGCGCGGGCTCTAGCTACCCGTCCGCCGTGTTTCTTGGTAAATGCCTGCGCTCGAATATCCTCCAGGGAACAAATGGCAATTCCGCGGCTAAACTTCGACAGGAGTCTGTCAGAGCCGTAGGGCTTGTAACTGGCTTGTACGGCCACAGTGATTACGGGTCGCCCCTTAGGATCGTAGAGCCAGTAGGTGAGTACCAAAGGGGAATTGATCTTAGCCTCTAGGTCTGCTAGATCGTGCTCGATAGCAGAGGGTACTGGTTCGTTGTCCATGATGTCTCTCCTTTGTGGACAGGTTTAATACTGAAAGGCTTTAAGTCTCCTTGAACATGCCGGGCACATAGGCACCCGGATCTTGTGGCTCGGGGCAGTAGCTAGTTCCTCGGCTAGAAGATACCCACAAGTAGAGCAGACAACTGTCACGGGCACAGAAATGACGCGAGGAGGAGCTTGGTCAGGCGGGGGTGTAGGTATCCCCGCTCCCACAGTGACTTTGGTTGTTCCAGCTTCATCGATATCGGGCATGATCTAGATCTCCTTTGCTTGAGCTATATACTCGGGTAGATCCGCGAGTAAACTAGGGTAGGGATCGTCATGCCAGTCTCTCACTAGACTCAGCAGTTCCCGTACAGGATCGGACCCCAGAACAGTCTGGAAGGCTATACGCTGGCGAATTGTGAGCACCCACGTCACTCTCACGCTGGCATGACATCTCGGGTAGCCGCTTTTGGAAGGCCATATCCTAGCAGGTAACTGGAGTTTCAGTTCGGCCCGTAGTTTTTTCAAACGATCCTTGAAAGTAAGTACGGCTTCCTCAGTGTCAAAATCCAACAGCAGCTCGTCGGGCTCGGGATAGTAGATCTCGAACCCAGCATCACTCATACGTTTGACATATTGTTCTCGGCTTTCCGCGTATTTCTCGTGTTCGAGAACTTCCTCCAGTCCCTCCTTTGTGAGCACTTGCATAGGCTAATCCTCCTTTGAGAAGTTTACCAGCGACGCCTTGGGGGCGTCCTTGAGTAACTGCGAGAACTTCTCCTCGATAGTCTTGACGTACTTGTCCTTCCAGAAACCCTCAGGCATATCCTTGACGTGACGGAGGGTCTCGAGTACTATACGCCGAGCCTGATTAGTCTCACCTTGATTGAGATGCAGGTATACCCTGGCATCCATGGTCTCGAGAACCTGCTTGAACTCGGCCATGAACTCGTCTTCCCGGAGTAGGGCCAGAATCGCGTCCACGGCGCCTGTGACACTGCGTACCGGGCCGAGATTATTCAGCCAGTGGAGATGTCGGAATATCGCGTGTCGCACAAGCTCAGGTATAGATCTATAGGGGAATTTCCGGCTCTGCACAAATGCCTCCATGGCCTGGATGTGACCGGGCTGGATTCTTACCCAGATACGCTCGTCATGACCTTTGCCATCTTTGGCCGGCACTCTAAACGACGCTGGGTCCAGGGCCTGGAGTTCCACCAGAGTGGGTTTATTCGTGGTATCTTCCTGATCGGGCATAATTCAGCTCCTCGCTAAGAATAGCGGTTGAGTTAGATCTTGTCAAGCAGCGGTTGGATCTTGTCCATGCGGCGATAGATGTAATTGCGATCGGCCTTGGACAGATCCGGATCATCCAACTTGTTTTCGAGAAAGAACTTTTCGACTAGAGGGTCTTGGAGAAGATTCCTGGATTTCATAAGTTCGACTACCTGCCGGAGATGACAAGCAGGTCGGGTAGGTTTTGCGGATTTACGGGCTTGCTCTTTGAGGTATTTCTGAATAGGAGCGCGGATTGTGCTCTCTAACCGGGTAAGAGTGACTCGCTCGGGTTTGTGCTCGAACAGTCTCATGAGAAGCTCTCTTTCTCTCTTATAACGTTATATACGTCCTCAAGGGTTGTGCCCTGGTCTATAAAGTGCCGTTGTGACGTAGTGCCAAAGTCTGTAGAGATCGAATAAAGTCCTCTTAGAGGAGGAGAGTTTTCCACATTGATAGCGGGTCAACGTGTTCGGTCGCAGTCCAAAAACTTTACCTCCTCCTCTAAGAGGACTTTGGTGGGCAGTGTAGGACTCGAACCTACTGAGGCCGAAGCCGTGGGATTTACAGTCCCAGCCGCTACCATTTACGGTATACCTGCCCACGGATAGGCTACTTACCGTTTAGCAGCTTACCCACTACGCCTTTAACCCCATCACCCGCGGCGATCTTCTCCATGGATCTACCTACGACGTACCCGGAGAGGCCCAGTTTCAACAGGCTCCACATATCCTGGGGGATCTCCAGCATCAGGTGATACTGTTGTCCTAGAATCATACCCAGGTACGGCGCCAGGATATAGTTGTTAGCGATGATCACGCCAAAGGTACACATGAGCATGGGCCGCCAGTTTCTTTGCAGCCAGGACTCGCCCTGGATCTCTGCGACGAGGATCTGGGTCTGACTCTGAAGCAGGGTAGTCAGCTCGCTGTGCGCAATTTCCAGCATCTGTTGCTCTAGAGATGCCTTGAGTTTGGCAGCCAGGTCCTTGTCCGGCACCAGTTTGTCGATGATGTCCAGGCCTTTGGTGAAGAGCCCCGCGATCGGAGCTATAAGAGCGTTCCAGATCATACGAACCCCCTTAACGCTTAAATAAGATAAACAGCAAACAGTAAATTACCCAGGCTACGCCCCCTCCTCCGAACAGGTAAACAAGCATGCGTATTCCAGGAGACGCCTTCCATAATTCTTCAGGAGTAAACGCCATGTTACTTTACCTCATCTACCAGACCGAATTTCTGCGCTTCCTCTGCTGTGAACCAGGTCGTAGCCGCACACATCTGGGCGATCTGATCCAGGGATAGTTTGCTGTGATCCTTGAGCAACAGGTTATACCGGTCCTCGATCATATCCATCATTTTCTTCTGACTCTGGAGATCGTTCCGGGATTCCTCAGCAAACATCTTAAACATCTTCCCCTCGTGTATCATGAACATCGTCCCACGAGTGGACGTGCGATATTGACCTACAGCGAAGATAGGCACGGCTGCACTGGCGACAATCCCGTTGGCTTCGGTAGTCACGGTGAATCCGTCTGCAATGGCTGCAAGAATATTATCGGCAAATCCCAATCCGGCGAAGGCTGATCCGCCACCCGAGTTGATATAGACATGGATCTTGCAAAGCCCTTTGTACTTTGCCACAAGGACAGTTTTCCAGAAATTCAGCGGGTCCATAGTGTCGATGCCTGCCCAGAGAGTATAGTGTACGGTATCGCCCACTTGCATGACGTTTGTCGGCCAGGCAGGTTCGTCGTTAGGTACCTCCATGGTGCGAATGACTCGGTTTGCATCTGAGACGGAAACTTTGTCATCCGATTGTACGGTGATCTTGATTTCTTGGGCCACGGGTTTAGACGGGACGGCAGAAAACACAGTAGGTTTAACCGTCGCGCAGCCAGTGGTGAGCCACAAGAAAGCCGCTACGGTCAAGACGATCAGACTTGGGAAAGGATTTCTCATGATACAGATTCTCCTTGGGGTAAAGATTAAGATTTCAACGTTTTACGCTGGGTCGGATTCAACACTCTCGTCTATCAAAGGCATAAGAGTGTTGACCTGATTGACGTTCATCTCCTCCGGGATCTCGTTGATCTTGCGCAGATCCACGGTAACGGATTTCTCCAGGGTCTCATTGACAAAATCCTGGTGATGTTCGAGCAGCTCCTGGATCATGGGGTATTTGGCCTGGAGTTCTTCCATAGCCGCCATGTACTCGCCCTGTTTGCTCATGGGTATGACGCGTCGGATCTGGCCTTGCTGGTTCTCCCGGACATTGGGTTTGCCATCAGGACCCACGGCGAAACGTCGCATAAGTTCGGCTTGATCCTTTTCGAAATTCGTAATAGACTCTTCCTTAGGTGGTTCGAGTTCTTTCTGAAGGTTCTTGACCAGACGCTCGAGGATCTCCTGGTTCTTGGCGAGGTTGTACTTGGTCTTGGCTTTGGCTGTGACGTGGCCCAGGTTAGCAAGAGTTGAGTGAATGTTAAGTACCTGCTGGTTGGTGAGGGTAATCTCCATGGGTAGTCTCTCCTTTGGTAAAGGTTAAGGGTTGATGACGTGAAGTATAACCGGCTCAGCGCAATTTGTCAATAGGGCACGCGAGTAGCGGGTGGTTATTTAGTCGTTATATTTCGACTGCCCACGGTGTCCTTCTGGTAATGCATCCCAACCTGGAGAAAATAAGGACTGGAAGAGGGGGCACTCCCAGCGGCTGCAATCCGCTTGACGTTTATTTTAATATGCGTGCCAACTGTGAATCCTGTCATGGCAACAGTGCCTATTAACAGGTATCTGCTAGTAAACTCGGCTGTGCCTCCCGGCACGGTGTCCTCGGCACTAATGGTAGTCGTAGCAGGGAACACTCCATCGCGGTTAGCCATAGTATATTCGACTTGCCATTTGACTCCAGTATCTCCGGCATTGGTGCCCCGCGTCGCCCAGTGGACATGGATAGAGATCGTGGACTGTTCTTTCCAGTCGTGCGGCATCTCTATAGCCGGCATGTCTACATCATCGTTGACGCTGAAGACGAATTCTCGAGTATTACCCAAGAACGTAAGATAACTGGTGCCACTGGTTCTATCGGCTGCGGCAGTAAGCCAGACGTCGTTCCAGACTTCAGCAGTTCCGGCAAAATAAAGNACGCCATTGCTTTCGAACTCGGAATAGTTAGTGCTGTCTCCCACTTGGAGTAACCCGGCTGTGGGAGCCATACCTATACCAAGATTACCTGTTTGCAGGTTAAACGTCATCCTAGTAGCTGGAACACCGCCATTATAATCATCAAAGTATAACTTATCCTCAATTTGCAAGTACAGATCTGAGGCATTGGCTGTACCTTTCGATCGGATATAGAAGTCTCCAGCGCCGTCATTAACCAGTACTACGGTCCCGGAGTTATTTAGGTAAGCACCAAACCCTAGAAGGTCGTTTGTAGAATAGGTGTCATTACCAATTCGTAATGCGATAGTATTAGCGTCGTCTTGAGTTATCTTTACCAAATGGGCTGCGGTAGTGGCATCATCCTCGATTTCCAAGTTTGCTACAGGAGCAGAAGTACGGATACCAAACCACTTATGCGTGACATCGAACTGAGCCAGGACTACTGTATCATCGAGAGTTATAGCTATATCTTTTGCAGGCACTGTACCGTTATGCTTGGAATTAACGTGGTGTGTATCAGTTCCTGTGCCTGCCCATAGTCCGAAGTCTGCGTAGTTTGTCGTATCGTCCTTAAAATCCGTAGAGAACATTTTGAGTCCAGCAGCTAATCCAGATGGAGCAGAACCATTAGGGATAATGTATAGTCTTGTCGGGGAGTCAGCGGCTACTTCTTGTATCTCTAGATTCACGTTCGGAGTGAAGACTCCTAGACCTATGTTATTGTTTAGCTGCTTTATAACAGAGTCCACTAGGCCAGTAGAATCATTTACGTGATAAGGTATATATCCATCTGTGAGGTTGGTCATTATCAGTGTCGGTACTGTTACTGCCAGACCACTGACACTGTTGAGATTTAAAGTACCTCCCACGTTATTGATATAGCCCAAACCGCTGTTATCCACCCATAGTTGAAGGCCGTTGGCATCAGTAGTGCTATAGGTATCATTACCAATGATAATACCCTTCACGTTTACATCATCTTGGGTGATCTTTAGTAACTGACCGTAAGCCGTCCCACCGTCCTCTATCTCGACTACTCCTTGAGGGTCTTCTGTCTTGAAACCAGTACGCGCATTTATGTAGTTACGAGAGATGTTCGCAGCCGACCCAGTTACATTGTCTCCTTGCTCTTGCCTAAATGGGTAATGAGCAGTTGTGATAGTCGGTAAAGCTGCGGCTAAATATGAGACCGCAGCTATTCTAAGGTCTTGAAGTGTACCTATATCTCCCGTCCTTAAGAACGGGGTCATAACTATTCCGCGTAAAGTAGTGGTCTGAGGATCGGCTGACGTGTTGACGTTATAGTGACCATAGCTCATGACTATCCCTGTAAAGGTAGCTAGTGTGCCACTATCATCAGTTCCAGCTTGATCCATATTACGAAAGGCTTTAAAGTCCTGGGTAATAAAAGATCTAGTGCAGTTGACGCCAGTCGCTATGGAGACGTACATCTGTGGAAGAACTGTAGAATAGTTAGTGCTTGGATTAGACGTAATCCTCAGGGTATCGAGAGTCGTCATTAAAGACGGTCGGGTCGTCCAGGTATTGAGAGGAGTCTCTCTAACGAGAGATACCCGTGGAGCGGTAACATCGAATCCAGCGGTATTATTCCACGCGCCGGCGAGACCAACCAAACCTCCGTCTTGGCATCCTAGGTTGATGTTAGTGCCGTCTGAGCGCAGAGAATCCGGCATGATGTACATACCGTCGTGCCGATGGTCGTCTAGGGTATCGAGGGCTTTCTGAACAGTGTCGTCCAGAGCAGAGAGATTGAGGGTAAACCCCGCGGTGTCTACGTCTACGGCGCTACCCAGGACTATGCCTACCTCGGCTTCCATACTGGTGACGATGTCTTCGCGATAGTAGTTCTGGAGATCTTCCCCTTCCATTTGGAAGAAGTAGTAGATGTAGAAGTTCTCGGCTTGAGGGGGGTAGTCCAGGGTCACGAGACCGGAAGCGGAGATAGAGGCTATGGTAATCTGGTGACGAACTAATGGCAGGTTACTATCATAGAGCTTCGCCCCAGTGGTCTTGGTAGCATAGGCAGGCAGAGAGATCAAAACTTGCGAGGCAGCCCAATCACCGGCTGCAAAAGTAGCATTGCCTACAGTCCCAGTTAACTGGAAAGTAGTGTCGGCTCCGTTACCCGTGAACTGCTCGCGTAGGACAACACGCCGAAGATCGACTAAGCCGTAATGGTATGTGGTCTTGCCTGGCACGGGGAGATCCTTTACTTCACTTTGTCACGGGTTTTGTTGAATATCACTTTCTCGAGTGTCGCGATGATTTTGTGTTCCTCTTGTTCTGCCACGCGCACCAGAGCGGTATCGTTGGGATCGAAGAGCTCCATGAGTGGCACAAATACCAGATGCAGACACTCGTGCAAGGCTGTCATGTCTGCCTTCTTGCTACTGAAGGTCTCGTTATGCCAGTCAGCAGCCAAGGTAATCATAGCGTCCTGGGTCTGATAGGTGTAGTCTATCTCGGACAAGGCCTCGGGATTATCCAGACCGTTGATACCTTGAAGACGCGTGACAATACGCCAGGATTCGAGTTGGAGTTTCACAATCCACTTTGTCACCCAGCGTCGGAATACGTTATAGTCACGGTTGGATATCCGGCTCACGGCGAGTACCTACTTAACCGCTACCGAGTGTATCGCGCTCGCCGTAGCGGGATGGGTGAGAAGAAAGTAGGCTAATCCACCCGTCATGGCACACAGTTGGGCAATCGCGATACAGAGTAATTGGAAGATACGTTTATCTATTTTGCTCACGCTGTCTTTGGTCTCCTGGATATTTTCTACTATGGATACCCTGGCCATAGTGCAGAACTGCGGGTTCCAGTCATCAGGGGCGGTAACAACTTGAACGTGCTCAGCCATGACATCACCTATGTAGTGGTCCAGGTACCGGTAGCGCTGATCACCAGGAACTGAGTGGCTGTGACCAGTTCGATGGTTATGGCCGCGATGCTGTTGGTATCGCTGTAAATCGTGCCGGCTGCGGAAGAGTCGCTGACTTTTACCCCTGTCGGCATCTGAAGGGTGAGACGTCCCGTACCTATGTTGCCGAAGGTGAACTGAGAGCCGATCTTCGAGGCCGCGCAGACAGTAGCGTCGATGGTAAAGGTTCTATCATTTGTGCTATCGTCCAGCACCATGGTTCTACCCGAGTGATACGGATAGATCGTCTGAACGCCCGTGACCTTGTAGACCTTTTTCTGTAGCCGAAAGTTCNTTAGGAAGACATTGGCCAGAACCTGGATACCGTTGATTATAAGCATGGCTAAGTCCTCCTAGACGTTGAGTTTGGCGGTGAGAATCTTCACGCCCCAGGCAATATTGCCGGCATTTGCCCAGGTGAACTTCAGAACATCGTTGGCTTCCAGGATGATCTGTTCCTCGGGGTAATAGAGGATGTTCTGGACGCCATTCATGCTGTCGTCATAGATCTCTGTATCCCAGTAGGTTCCGCGTGCGGCATCGATAGCGACGACTAAGTTCTCTTCTGTGGTGCAGGCAGAGGCTAGATGAAGTTCATAACCTATGAGCTGATAACGGTCCTTGGGATAGGTCACACCGGGGAAGATCAGAGAGGTAGTACCACTAGGGGTCTCGGCCACGAATTTCTTCACCAGGACATCGAAGGTATTGGTGTCCACGGCCTTGATCAGACGGTTGCCGTTATAGCGCGAAGATGTCAGGCCTTGGATGACCATCGAGGAATTGGCTATATACCCGTGCCCGGTAAGGGTAAACCTGGCAAGAGGCACGTCAGAATCCCCCACACTGGAAAGAGCTGTAGCCGCAATGGTCTGGTTCATGTCTGCCGCCCCCGCGGCGTAGGTAATGAGAACGTTCTGATTTAAATCCATGTTACTTCTCCTGTTGCTTTAAGAGTTTTTCTTTCTGCGCCGAGGGCAGCAAATCCGGGGGGATAATCCTCTCCGGTCCGACGCCGGCCTTTTTGAGGAGCTGGCTAAGAACATAGAATTTCTCCTCAGTCGTCCGGGCAGCCATGTATTCTTCCAGGTAGATCCAGCCGTATTTGCGCGCCAGGGAAACGATTTCATTGCGCTCGACTAAATCGGGCTTCATTGCCAGGGCCAGCAGGTCTCGAGACGTCATGGGTTTACCGTTGACCAGTTTGCTCACGGCTTCTTTGGCTTCGAGGGTAATCTCAGCCTGGTGAGACCGGATTTCCTTCATGCCGACCTGGAGCTCTTCCCGTTGACCCTGGTTGGAGACCTTTAAGAATCTACCAATGATGTTACTTGCTACTGGTTTATCGGCTAGATAGATAGCCCAATTTGCAACTTTGGTAACTATTGGAAATCCCATGGTAGTTTCTAGCTCCTCCTGAATTTGTTCGATATCGTCGCTCTTGAATTGGTAGACGATCGAAGCCCCAGATCTCTGGAGCAAGTGTTTCAGGAATTTCAAATGTGCCCGCGTACCTCCAGCAGCGAATGTTAGAGGATCTAGGGCATAGGTGCCGTAAAATTGGTCATAGGAATTGTGACCGGAGGCATATTGAACTGTCTGCGAAATAAGCTCTATACCGGGATTCAAAGTAGGNGCCTGACCAGCCATATAATCCGAGAGCTGTTGGAAGCTTTGAACCCAGTCCAGGTCACGTCGGTTAAGGCTCTTCCAAACCACCCCGCCTAACAACCGGCTGCTCTCATCCGTGGGCACGCGGAGATATACCGCTTTGCCAGATTTCGTCAGTCCAACCGGTATAATGTGGTAGTTAGTGGCATCGTACTCGCTAACACCGTCAAAGATCTTTTTGAGTCCACCGCCTAAAAGCCCGATTGCAGCCGAATACATCAAAATCTTGGGTAGGATAGCCCAGCCGATTTTCTTGATTATAAACTCCGCGGGACGGTCTTTGAAGGCCATGTAGTCCCCACGATAACCTTCCTTCATTGCGTTAGAGAACAGCAGGAAGTTGTTTATCAGGTTGTGAGCAGCTCCCCGTCTAAGAAAGTCAGGTGAACCTATGTTTCGTACTGCGTGGGCTAGAGCCTCTTCCGGCATGTCTGGAAACTTTGCCTTGAGATATTTGTATCCAGCTATTTTTGTAGTCCGTTCTAAGCTCTGTCCTACACCTGTGAAATAATGTTCTCCCAGCCACAAGATATTGCGGACCCAGTTGAACAGGTGTCCAAAAGGCTGCATAATTTTGGATTGAAACTCATAGGGCTTCAAGTGATAAGCTTTAAGTAAACGTTCTATTTGCTGCTCTTCCGGAACTGTACCTCGGTAATCTGCGATGGATATCAGCATGTTACCCTTTTGCATTTCTGTGACTACAGAATCCGGGATACCGAAGACTGAACGAAAAGCAGGACGTAAAGATTCAGCCCAGGTCTTGGCGAACGAAGGAACATTATACCCAGGAAGATTGGACATCGCACGCTGGAAATCGCGAAAGAAAGCATTGAAGATCCAGAAACCATAGTTGATACCGGTGAACACCTTACGGAAGGGATTAGCTACGCCGCGCAAGATACGAGTGACGATATTGGCCTCAAAAGGATTGCGATTAATCGCATCAGCCACGTACCGGTTCACGTAATACCCGTAGGCCTTGCCCTTGTGCAGATAGACTAGTAACCCTAGATTAGGATCTTTTGGCGGAATGATCTCCTGGAAGCGACCGTTGAAGCGACGATCGGCCGGACGGATAGCCTGGGTGTCATCCGGGAACATCGGAGCGTACATCTCCTGGTAGAACTTCACTGCAGATCTGATAGCCGTGTTCTTATTGATAGCCTTGATCATGCTGAGATCCTGCATAACCGTGGCTGTTGCAGGGTTGGCAATCTTTTGCAGAGTGCCGAACTGCTGATAGACGTGCATGGCTGCGGTTCTACCATAATTCCGTTCCAGGTAATTGAGTACGTTGAACGTTGCATAGGCCTTGCGAGATTTCATGACCTTCATCAGGGCATCTGAGAATACCTCAGCCTTCTCGGCTTTCTTGATAAAGAACTCCTCATGAACAGCCCGGAAGCCTGCTAGAGCTTCGTTCACAGCTTGCCAGCGTGCTGGTGTCAGATCTTTGGTCTCTAGGGCATCCAGTTTCTCTAGAGCTCTGGTAACGTTCCAACCCCTGGGGTTTGCCATCTCGGCACGTTCCATGATCACGCGCTCGAGAAATGCCAGAAGACCGAATTCACGATCCCAGTCGAGGTTAGCCTTGGTCAGCACGCTTTGCACGTTCGCCTTGATGTTAGTCAGGTAGGCTTCAATCTCGCTACCCGTGTAGAGCATGTCCTCGATACGGTATCTCGGGTTGTCTTCGGCTGGGATCTGGGATTCGCCATAACGCCGGATATCTTTGAGCAGATAATGATAGGCGTCAAAGACATCTCTCAGGAAGGCATCTTTGAAGGGTTCCTGCTCGCGCTTGAGAGCGTTGTACCAGGATTCGTTGCTCTCGCGGAAATCCTTGTAGGTCCGGTCGGATAAACCCGAAAGGGTAGTGCCGGCCCGGATCGAGTCCTGGATGTCGTTGTAGATCGTCCGGAACTGCGGGTTGTTCTCCAGCCAGAGGAAGAAGGACTCATAGAACTTGGGCGCCAGACGGTGCAGCATATTGGGGGACACAAATAGTCCGGAGATCGCATCGGCATAGAGTTCGTTGGCTGTACGACGATATGCCGTATACTGCGGATCTGCGGCAGGATCGAACGGTCTCCAGCGCTTACTCCAGTTGTAGAGCTCGTCATGGATTTCTGATTCAACCCAGAGGCGACGTTTGCGGATCTCCTCGGCGATAAGTTCAGCGTATTTAGCCCGGAGCTCCTCGGGAGACACATTGTGCGGCATGAGGATCTTCTTGCCAGTTGGCTGTTCTACCCACTTGGCAAAGGCCTTGAGTTCATTAGGCACCACACCCTTGAGGGCTTGTTTGATAATCAGCTTCTTGGACTCAGCCGGCAGAGACGCGACGAACTTATAGAGATCCTCGTTCTCCTTGGACTTGGCGACGTTGTTCCAGATGTTCAGGATCTGCTCGGGAGTCACGGGCATCTCTTTGCGGATCATCTCGTCTATCCAGGTGTAACCTGTGTCGAGGATATGCTTGGCCTCGAGACGCAGACGGCGCCGGTCCTCCTCGGTAAGCTCACCAGGAGCACCGGGACGGTAGGGCAGCGTCTGCCGCATGTGGTCCTTGAGGTTGGCTATCTTGCCCAAGAGGGTCTTAGCTAGAACCTCGTTAGGCAGAAAGTCTACCAGATGTCCCAGTTCGTGGGCTAGGATCTTAACGGTCTCGTGTGGATCTTTGAAGACGTCCTTTTGAATCTTGATAAAGGACTCGCCACCTGTACGCGGGAAGAATATGCCCTTGAGCGTGGTGCCTCGACGCGATCGGAAATACTTGGCAACCTCAGGTAGCTTGCCGTTAGTCAGCAGCTCATAGATATGGACTAGCTCGGGTAACTGGACTTCCTCGGGTATATCCGTGAGCCAGCGGTCATCAGACGGAGGAGTACCCAGGGCATATTCTTCTATTACCCGCTTGTGTTGCTCTACCAGATCCTTGGCTTGTTTCTCGGTTTGCGCAGAGAAATCCTGGACAGTGACGTCTCTGAAGTTGCGCATATAATGACGCTGGATAGCATCTAGACGTGCTTGGACCTGATCAGCTTGCAAAGGAGTATACCTACCTAAAAGCACTTTGGAGAAGATAGATTCCTGGGTGGTAAACCCCAAACCGAGCAGAGAGTTTTGCAGCTTACGCAGAATATTCAACAGAGTATACCAGATCGAGCGTAACCAGTTAGGCTGTTGGGTCTCTAGTTTCTGATCTGCGGCGAATCGGGCAAAGGCGTCCGCACGTTGTTCAGAGCTGGGCTCGAACTTCTGCATGCGTTCGAGATCCTTTTCGGACATCACCCATTTCTCGACTATGTGGTAGGCCTCGTGATAAGCAGTGCGATCGATATTCTTGAGAGTATTGAGATTGGTGGAAATCATCACGGCAGCCTGGGTAACGCCGATGTTGGTCTTGGCCAACACTCCCTCTTTGAGCATAGTCTGAAACAGTTCAGGGCCGAGAATAGCCTGCCACTGCATGGAGGACATGTTGGCCGTCACGTCTATCTGTGGCACAAGCTCGGCTTGTATACGTCCAGGGAGATTTTCGTATCTACCCAAGACGGATTCGAAAGCGCTATCCACGGCGGACATGATCTCGGCGGATTTCTGTTTGGCCGAGTCCGTCATCACCGGGACATCGCGCTGCATTGCCAGAGAGATATTAGGATTCGTCGGGTCCCAGGGTCCCATGTTGAAGACAGATTTGATCTGAGTAGGGTGAAAGGCGATGTAACTGTCCGCGCCTTCTTCGGGAGCTTCGTACTTGTTGGGATAGATGATGCCGTCGTAACCCTGGCGCTCGAGTTCTGCTCTGATAGCCTTAGCGGCTTCCTCCTTGATCTGGAGCATTCTACTAGGTTCTATAGCTTCTTCAAATTCTACTTGATAATGCTCCATGATTCGATACATTTCTGGCGTCTTCACTTGATCCGGCAAGGCGATAAACATCAAATCATCTAGCGAGTCCCAAGCGGGAATATCGGATTTTGCTCGAATAGGTCGTTTGATGTTGAGCACTACGGGAACAACGGAGAGATCACTTATGGGGTAATCCCAATAGTTACTGGGGACATCACCTGATAGGCGCTGATTAGCTTGCTGGGCAGTACCGAAGTGATATCCGATATCTCCTTTCTGGAAATCTGCAAACTTATAGCGTGTCCCGTGGTAAAGTATCTTCGGCGTCCCATCCTCGTTACGTATCTTCGAGCCTTCAAACCACTTCTGAAACGCCTCTTCGGCCATTATCGTGTGAAGGGCTGCATACTCGTCTTCGGTTGCTTTGGGTTCCCGAAGACTAAGGCTAGAGTCTTGGGGCTCTGGTCTGGGGAGCTTCCCTTCTGTTGCAAGAACTTCGTCAAGAGCGAGTCTTGCTGCGGCGGCGTACTTGTCGCCTTGGAGTTTTGCGTTGGCATATACTTCTCCTCCTTTGGACTGGTGGAAACGGTTAATGTTGTCGAGGTAGTTCTGCTCGGGGGTTTCGACCCGGTTCTCACCAATGAGCGCAGCGTGGACATCGGAGTGTGTCATAGAACCGGGGACACCGATAGATGTGTACAGAGATTCGAGATTCTGAATGGCCTCGGCGTTATCGTGAGCAGACGACGGAACGAATAGTTGCACCTTGGGACCTTTGGCCGTGGACAGCAGAGTATAGGTGTCCAGGCCTGAGCGACTGAGAGCTGCGTCTATGGCCTTGAGGTCTCGGGTGTTAACGTCAAAGGTTAACAGTGTACCGTTGGGCTCATACTCACCTGTGGAGAGAACCAGCACGCTTTTCTGCTTGAGCTGTAGACCTACAACGTCACTGAGAGCTGCTTCGATAGCTGTGCGTGGACCCTTGATAGTAAGACTCAGGCCGTACTCGCGCTTACCATCAGTCAGTTCACCGGCTTGACCTATCTGCGGACTGACGTCTAGAATATCTACCGGATAACTGAGAAATCCCTGACGGACATGCTGTTCGAGATTACAAGATAATCTGTTGGTCACGGGCGAAAGAGTCTCCAGATCCTGGGGCAAGTCCTGCATGCCTTCTACTGCACCAGCCAGAAGCACGTGCGCTTCGTAGCCGAACTCTTCAACAGGGAAGTCCTCGAAGGTGAGAATCACTGGNTTGTCGCCGATACTAGCCTTGAAACCTTTATAGGAGCTCGTTTGATAGATCAGGTTGGCAAAGGTGTTCACCAGAATATTAGAGACACTGAGCTGACCGCTCTTAACCTTGGGATCATTGGAAGCACGTTTCTGAGCCTGTTGCCAGTAGTTCAGAGTATCGGTTAGACCGTCATAGATCTCGTCCTCGTATACAGTCGAGAGCATGGACTCTTTACCAAAGAACCAGGATTCGCGACGTTCACCCGCGGGATACCAGTAGGCCATAGGCATATAGGGGTTATCGACGGTATGCGCGGACATACGGGCAATGACGTCACTACGGGACCAGAGATGTGGCTTATCCCCTTCGGCCTTGGACGTCAGGGCCTGGATAGCTTCTTCGTCCTTTTCGCTCAGGGGCTTGTCGAATAACCCACGCTGCCGGTAGTCTGCCAGTTGAGCTTTCTCGGCTTTGGTTAACGGCTCAGGACGGCGTGCGCCATGCACATTGGCGTAAAGATGTTTACCAAAGTGGATGATCTTCACCGGTTCGACTGTGGTTGCACGGAAAGCCGTATAGCCCAGAGCCCGTTTGGGATTGAGCCGAATAGCGTCTTCAAAGTGCGTGACGTCTCCAGCATGCCCGGCACCGGCTTTGTACCAGAGAGCCGCCTGGACGGCCGGGACTGGTATGTTCAAACGGTTCGCTGCTTCTACCACGTCATTGGTAATCTCTCGCTGCACACCTTTCCGCACAGAGAACATCGACGCCTTGGCCTTGGACTCAGACCATAGAACGTTATACCCCCAGGGACGTCCCATGTGACGATCTATAACCACGGCACTCTCATGGGTCTCAGGGTACTGCACGGCAAACATCATCGCGCCAATCTTTGCTCCATAAGCTTGGGTATAGTCCTCAAGACTGGTGAGATGTCGATCCTTACCCTTCCAGATCTGATTGATCTTTTTGATAGCGTCTGGCGTGATCCCGGCGACATCGCCACGTTTAATAAATCCCTTATCCTCGAGAACCTTCATCACTTCGCCGGTTTTATTTGCAGCTACAGCCGGCGACCAGGCCGCGGATAGTATCGTGTGCAAACGGAAGTACTGATCGATGTGCTCGGGAGATACCCCTTTATCCTGGAATCGTTCCATGGATCTACGCCACTCGGCATACCACTCTTGCTCGTGAGCATACTCCTGAACGGCTGCGTCTATGGCATCTTGGCGTAACGATTTGGTTTTTGGCCAAATCGGTCCTGGGATAACCTTGTACTCGCGATCTCCGATCGTTACAAAATGCTCGGTAATCGTTTCACGTCCAGTCAATGGACGGATGATAATACGCTGGCGTGTGACGGAGCCCTTAGGTGGCGGTCCGTAGAGAGTACCGGCTTCAACTCCCTGAGATACCAAGAAGGTCTTACGGTGAGGTCCGTAGCCTATGGATATACCAGCTTTGGTCAGAGCCGCACGAGTAGGTTCGTTAACCGGGGTCCCACCTTTCACGGTCTCTGCAGTTAATCCGGCTGGCACCGCATCAAGCTGGTCTTGCCCGAACTGGATAAACCGTTTGTAGAATCTCTCGTGTAGCTCGGGGTCTTCCATGTAGGACTTGCGCACGACGTTCTCGTTCACGTCTACTTCCGCCATGGGTTCGAGTTGATTAGCAAGTTCAGTCCCCTGGTAGAGAGCCAGGTTGTAGATATTAATATGCGAGATGATATCCGCATTGGACTCCAGCCAGTCCAGGGTATGCTGATAGGTCTCGGCCGTCTCACTCCAGGCCTTACCGGATTTGTCCTTGCCGGCCAGACCCACAAGCACGTTGGGGATGAATACGATATTGTTCTGCCGCATTTTCTCAACGGCCGCGTCTAACTGTTTCTCCCGGTGCGGCTTGTTGATTTTGGCAAGAATCTCATCGTTGTAACTCTCCATGCCGAGCTCTACGAACTTGATCCCAGAGTCGCGGAGAAACTCATCGCTGAACTTCAGGAACTGCGGAGCTGTCGTCTGGATGATGAAACCCTTGAAGCCAGGGTTCTGTTGCTGGAGTTTCTTGTTGAGATCCACGATAGCCGTGTGGTTCTTAGCCTGTCCGAAAGTCTTGTCATTGAGATATACCCAGGTAAACTGGAGAGGTTTGAAAGACTCGACCTGACGGGTAATGTCCTCGAGAGTAGCCGCCTGGATCTTCTTCGGCACTGTGCAGAATGCGCACTTATGAGCGCAGCCCGAGGACATGCAGAGACGGGGGATAGTTTCGGTGTTCTGGAAGTGACGGAAATCAGTACCTTCGGAATACTCGTGGCCCGTGGCTGTCATAGCGTCTTTGACATTATCAAAGAACTCTACCTTGGTGCCGGCGAAGAATTCCTTAGGTATATAACCTCCGACGATGACTCTACCGGGGAACTTCTGCGCGAACTCTTTGATCAGATCCTTGTTGACGTCCAGCGCGGAGAACATGACGGTCTTGTACTTATCCGCAGCCTTGATAGCGCTGTCCATGTCGCGAACTACCAGAGCGTCTACACTGGGTATATTGTGTGCTATCGTCGCCATCCACTCTGGAACTTCCCAGAAATCGGCGGGACGAACATAGCCTTCACGTTTGGAATAGAGATCGTTGTAGTACTCCTCGCCCAGGTCTTCGGTCTTGGTCACACCGTTGGAGAATTGGACCATGAGGGTATCGGACTTGCCCTTATCCTTGATGAGTAGATTGGTGTAAGGACCGGAAGTTTCGCTGGCTTCATCGTAAGATTTTGCGGTTGAAACTACTTTGCGCAAGAAGGACTTCTGTTCGGGTGCGGCTTCGAGACGTATTTCACCCACTTCGGAAGGCTCAATCGTTATCGCATTCTCATCGAAAACGACGTAGTTTCTTGCCGTGCCGGCCTTACCTGACAAACTACCTGCCGGGTACTCAATGCCGTCTATGCCTGCGCGGAGAAGGAAGGCAGATGCCTCGCGGTCGGAACCTAAAGCATTAGACAGTCTCTTATATAAACTTTCCCCGAAATTATTAGAGACGTGTGGAGATAATGTAAAACCAGCTTTCTCCATAATTCCTGCTTTTTCAAGTTTGTTCCTAATAGAAATATTTTGTTCACTTATCGGCTCATCCCACTTCAGGTAATCATACTCCCCAGGCTGCTTGCCCTTGTGGAGGGTGACGGAGTAAAGATTGCGGTTGTCGATGATCTGCATTAAATCATCAGTTTTGATGTTGTAATCTTTGCCGAATTTTGCCAATGCCTTTGATAGATCATCACCATATTGGTCTCGCAGGAAGATAGGAAACTGTGCTTTTTCGGTCGTCTTTGATGGGTCAAATCTTTGCTTTAAGTGGTATAAATCCCACATTTCCTTGTCAAGTTTCGCATCGAAAGGCGCATTAGGATTGCTCTCTATCTTCCTTGAAATTGCATCTAACTTTTCAGTCACTCTCTGATTTAAATTTTGTATCACCTGATCTTCAATGGTGATATCGACTTTCCCAAGGTTGGCGTAGTGTTTCGCCACATTCTTTTCACTCGTAAAGTACAGACCATATCCGAACGCTTGCGCCCCTTCTCCTGTCCCAACCTTCTCCATTGAGAACGTGTCAAACTTGTGAGGGGAGCCGTGGAATGCCTCGATTTCCGCAATAGCTGTTTTCTCTTCAGGGGTTGGTTCAGTAGGCTTGAGTTCAAATGAGGGAGCAGTCCGTTCGGCTATATACTCAGGCGCTGCTTCACGCACAGCCCCTAGAGCCGAGGTCAATAGGTTACGTATCTCGGTATCCGAGAAAGTCAGATTCACCCCTTTGGATCTCAGATATTCCCGTACAGCCGAGACGATCTTGTCGATCCAAACGCGCAGGCCCTTCTCCTTAGGCGCTCCCTCTTTAACTTTGAAGGCCAACCATTCGTCGGCCAGTAACTGCTTCCAGGCTTCACTCTCTACTGGATGCTGCTTGCCGTAGTTGGACTCCATGAGTTTACGCATCGCCGGATCATGTCTCTTGGACGCAAAGACCTGCAAGAGGAGTTTATTAAGTTTCTCCGAGTCCTTGGTCAAAGCCCGGATGCCCTGGTGCGCAAAGAGTTCGTGCATCACGGTGCCAAAGGCGTCCTTGACATCTGAGAAATTGCGAGCAAATACCCGAACATCCCCGGTAGTAGGCGAGGTCTGACCGCGTACTTGAAGAGCAGCCGCTTTAGAGCCATAACGTTCGATCAGAGCCTTATGCAACCCTGGCACTTCAGATGTATCCCAGAATACCTGGACACGTTGACCGGGGATACCCAGTTTCTGGAGTTCTTGTTGCACGCCCTCCTTGATATACTGGTAGTGTCGCGTGGGAGATTTGAAACGTCTTTCAGCGGCGGTAACTTCTTTGGCGAACTTAGGGGCGGCCTCGAGTCTAAATCGTTCCGGTTGCTCCGCAGCGTCCAGAGCGCGTTGGATAAGCTGAGCTCGCCGTAACTCCTGGGCTGCCTCGGGGAAGTTCTTGAGCGACCGGTAGAACTCCACGGCAGTCATGTGGTCTTTTTTGATCTCGGCTAGAGCTGTTATCTGTTCATCCGTGGCTGTCTTGCCCCAAGTAGCGGCCTCGGCTAGGGTAGTAAACTCCGGAGCTACCATCTGCGGGATCTCGGTTTCTTTGGTAATGCCCTCTGTGGGGATACCGGTGATTTCCTGCTCGGCCGTGGGTATACCTGCTTCGGCATATTTCTCGCGTCGGGGTTTCTCGGCTTCCTTGGCTTGGGCAAATTGCTCTTCGGCAGGCACAGCAGGTTCAGCTTTGTACTCTGGTGTCTTGGGAATCTCGATCCCTTCTTGGGTAAGAGTCTCGGACGAAACCGTGGATTTATCCAGCGGACCCCCGAAGACATTATACAGAGCTATCGGAGGTTTCTCCGGTATACCGGTTTCTTGCCAGCCGACGAATTCCGCATAGGGACCCTTGGTAGCAGCGGTAGGTTCGGCCGCAGCCTGGGGAGCTGGAGCCTCTTCGGCAGGAGCCTTGGCCTTGGGCTGTTCGGCTTCCTGACGTTCTTTGATATATGCTCCGAGTTCCTCGACTATCGGATGCCCCGGAGCGGACTCTTCGAAACCTTTGCGGATCTCCTCCAAGCGCGCGGTTGGTATCGGTTTGGACATTTGCCTGAGACCCTGGACGTATTCCTGAGCTTCCCCACGGGCCTTGTGCAGATACCTAACTGCAAAAGGCAGATTCACAGCGGCGCCCCCACCGGCAAGCAAGGCCCCACCGGTAGCAGCCAGACCCACGGCTTTGGCAGTCTCGGCTTGGAACTCGGGACTTTTCCAGATCTGGATCACGCGATTTGCCATGATCTTAGGATCAGCGGTGGGATTCTCGGCGTACACATCAGCAACCACGTCCAGCATGTCCTGGGGAAGTTCCTCTACTATACCCTCGGTCGCGGCGGACGCTACCAGAGTCTTGAGGTAACTCTTCATCACGGCGTCCATGCCGAGTTTAGTACCGGTCTCGCCGAAGAGTTTCTTCAGGAATCCGATCTGCAAGACGTTACCGGTATACTCTAGCGGGGACTGAAGGATAGCACTGAGGTTTGCAGCTCGATTAGAGATCTCCTTGGAATACCCCTGCTTCATGTACTGGTCATATTTCTGACCCTTCATGACGAAGTACGTGGCTGCGAATCCACCAGGGCCACTGATAGCCGTGATGCCCATGGGAGCAGCAAACTCAGCCATGGCGACAGCAGCTTCCTCGAGCCAGCCCAGGACACCACCTTTGAATCCAGGTTCTTGCTGGAGTTCCGGAAGAGCTTTCTGACCAGCAACCAGTTGGTCTGCAACGTTACTCCGGTGCTCCTTGAGGATCTCCAGGGCATGAGTGCGGAACTCCGCGGGAGTCTTTGAGACTATCCCACGTTCCTTGAGCACATCGCCTATACTGGCTTTTTGCATGGGGGTGAGAGTGTCGAAGTCTGACTCAGTAATAGGAGCATTCTCGATCTCTGAGGCGAGACCTAGAAGACCATAGCCAGCTCCCTGTGCGGCGGATTGAGCCATACGCTTACCGGCTGTGGCGAGAGCCGAGGGTTTAGACTTGGGGGTAGCTTCCGGTTCTACAGGTTGTCCTGTAACCGTGTTGATGCCGTTAACTACCAGATTCGGATGTCCCTCGGTTTTGAACTCGGACGGCCAGTGATATTCACCGGCTTCATTAGGCATGGGAGTGGCACCTGCGTCAAAGGCCCTGCGGTAATTGTAGGCATGTCCAGGGTCGTCCGGGTTAGGGTTCAATCCCGTCTCTTGTGCCCAGCCGGCATACCATTGCTGGAAGTTCGCCTCTTTCTGCATATCCCAGGTGGGCGGCGGGGCCATATCCATAGGGATCTGTGGCTCGAGTTGTTGCGCGGATGTCTGAAGGGATTTGGCAATATCCGTGAAGAAACCACCAACCGACGCACCAACTTCCTCTATGCTCTTACCCTCTGGATAAGGCACCGTCTCCGGAACAGCCTTAGGCATAAATTGCCCGGTCACAGGATCAGGAGTATAGAAATGCTCATTGATCTTCGAGGCTATATCTTCCTGGGACATCTCGTCCGGGAAATCGACATAGGTATCGAATTGAGGTACGTGAATCCGTTGAGCCATGCGAGACGACTCCTTTATTCTTGAACAAATCCTCGCTCAGGACTGTAAGATAAGACCTTGGGAGATGCCGTCCCCGACGTTTTCCCTGGCTGGGTAACAGTAGAGACTGCACCCGGTCCTGCTCCAGGGGTAGGAGACGTTGTTGCTGCTGTCTTGGTAATATCGGTCGTCCCCGCTGCTGTGGGCATAGGAGTGATAGATCTAAGCCATCCAAGCACGGCTTCGAATGACCGTTTATACATTTCCTCGTGTTCAGGAGTATCAAAGCCTTTGTCGGTTCCAAATATAGACGCCATCATAGGATTGGCTTCCAAAATCGCTCGACGCTTTGGATCAGACTCTCCCGCCATCATAGCCATAGCAAAGATCTGGGTCATCTCGTTGCCTTTCTTAGGCTTGAGTGTATTCATAATTTGCATGTGTCTGGCAATAATAGGAGGAGGTTTGGGATATCCATCTAAGCCGTTTGCCATTTTAGTCGGTAATCCTGTACTTTCAAATTTCCCTGTTTTGGGGTTCCAAACATGAAGATACGTGTTACCGTCATCGTCTACTATGTTCACGTGCTCGGGCGCCTTACCTGCTTCTTTGGCTTCCTTGAGGATACGATCATCCTCAGCCTGATCCATCTTGGCGCGAAGGTCGAAACTATCCATCATCCACTTGTATTGCCGGAGACTATTGGCCTGTTCCATTTTGGCCTTTTCGAAAGCCTCGCGCCGGAACTGTTTCTTGGCCTGTTCCCAGTACGCGCGTTGATCCTTGTCCAGTTTGGGAAGATCATTCCAGGCGACCTGACCTTGGAAGAGATGATTGAACAGAGCGGGTAATTGCAGGTCCGCTTTCTGCACAGCCTTGTAGGGGTTCATCTCAAAGGGGTTGCCGCCGATCTGTTGCATGACGTGCTGCTCGAACTGACTGCGGTTAGCCCACTTGCTTCCTCGGGGGTTGTAATAAGCTGATCCCTGACCGTCTGAGGCCAGCTCCCCTGGGTTTAGGCTCCGAGGATCTATGCCTACGCGCTTCATCTCGGCACCAAGTTTACCCTGAGCCACATCCAGGGCCTTGATCCTTTCCTCAGGAGTTCGTTGCGCGTAATCCTCGGGTAATTCCGGAAGCTGCAAGAACATCTCAGGGAAGAGAGACCGCATCTTCTGCTCAGTCCAGTTGCCCTGAGGGTTCATGCCTAGACGCACGTCGGAGATTGGCAGACCTGTTTCGGCGCCAGGAGCATAAAGAGTCTTACCGCTTCTAGATCCTGCTGACCCCGCCCCTACGTTAACCAGCAAACCCTGCTGATCTCTTAACCAGTTCTCTCCCTCAGGAGTGCGATAAGTAACCCCTTCTTCCCCAATTCGGTTGGGGTCGTTCGTCCAGGAAGCCGTAGGAATAATAGCTCCTTCGTCTGTAGGTCCCGCGGTACTAAGATCTTTAAAGCGGGTCTCTGATTCTTTAGGATCAGCCGGAATGGGCATGGTTAAATCTCCTTGGGTTAAAGCGATAAAGTCTGAGCTTCCTTGATTAACTTATCGTACTCAGCCTGACTGTAAACCGGCTGGCTTCGACTGATCGTTGTGGCGCTAGCACGGTAACTATTCCAGGCAGCGTTATAATTCTGCACAGCAGTCTGATACTGCTGAGCATATTCACGTGAATACTCTGCGCCAGCCGCCTGAGTAGCCTGACCCATAACGCCGGCAACACCTATACCATAACCAGCCAGAGCCTCTCGCAGAACCATCCGGCGCACATTGGGGTTCTCATACGCCTTGCTCAGAGCTCCTGACAGGGCCATACGTAGACGACGTAGCCCCGCCGCGGCGATGGTCCTGGTTTTGGATTTGATCGCTCCCTCATCGTATTCAGGGGCCTTGAACTCTGGAGCAGCACCCGGTGCGACAGTCTGCTGAGTCTGGACAGTAGCGTAGGGGGTAGAGCCTTGGGTGATGCTGCCGCGTGCTTGCCCACCTGTAGTGGTCGTGCCGGTCTTAGCCACACCATATGGCGTGTAATTGCTAAACGGATTGTTAACCCCTGAATTTGCTGGAGAACTAGGTTGCGCGTACTGCGGATTGTAGATAGTATAATCCCCGCTTGTCAGTGAGCCTGTTACCGGATCTACCTTCCAGCCCGTTCCGATAGGGGAAGTTCCACCAGTAACAGACGGAGCTTGCTCTACTCCAACAGGTACATATCCACCGGTAGGTGCAAATTCATCCTCGGGAAGAGTCGCGTCATAGGGCATGCTGAAATCGTCTACATACCCCTCTTCATCCGGTCGTGTATTCTGATAGGCTTGTCTAAGTGTTGGCATCAGCGCTACCTTCCTTGCGTCGTTCGTGTTTTCGTCTCTGCGCAGGGCTCTGTTTGGCCTGTGCCTTTCTATGTTTAATATCGGCTCGGGTCAACATATGACCCTGGGAACTGGCTACCGAATCGCGTTCAGCCCGGTGTTCAATTACCTGGTGATACCAGTTGAGATATTTCTGAAGATCAGTAAAATCCAGACCTTTGGCCTTGAGATGTTGCCAAATAACCAGTGACGTCTGAAGATCCTTTAACCGCCAGGCCTCGAGATCCTTGTGCTCGAGTTTGACATCCGAGGGCCTCGGGACATCCGTAAGAACAGCCATCTGCCATTCCTGAAGAGTCTTTCGGGCTGCCTCGATTTGGTGCTTACGCGGATCTGAGTTCATAGAACTTACCCGTTACCACAAGATCTCTTGCACTTCCTCCGGAAGGGCTTGTCCTTTTCACTCGTGCAAATACCCCGTGGGACTCCGGAACAGGCGCTCGGCCCTGAGAGTTTTACGTAGATCCTTAGGCAAGGTTCTCTCAAATTCCCTCATACGTTTTTGATGCTCAACACTCGGAGTGATCGCAAAATACCCAATTTCATGAACTGTTCTCATCACAGGAAACATCACAGTGTAAGAGCACAACTCTTCCATGGTAAATTTGTGAGACCTGATCCACGAGTAGAGCGTCGCGGCGGTTTGAAGATCCGCGGGTCTAAATGCCGGCAAAATACGATCCAGTTCGAGATAACGCTTTAAGTCCATGGTTAGCTACATTCCCCTGAAGCACAAAGCCAGTAGGCTATATCTAATCCTGAGTGGAGATTACCTCCCCAACATGCAGTTGGGTGTGCTGGAACGCCCATGGCTGTACGCAGCACTGTACTAGCTCCACACACAGCGGTTACACGAATCATAGAGTTAATTTGCGTGGAGTTACATCCTACTGAGCACGGACTTGCGTAATATCCAGTCCAACGAACCGGATAGCCAGTATCCGTTTTTTGATATGAAGTAGTAGCAGGCACATCGGGCGAGCACACGCACAATCCGCCTGCATTACAGTTTTCAGGCTGAAATCCAGCTTTTACATACCAGGCTCCGGACGTATTGATAATAGGGGTAGCCAGACTATCCGAGTGTCCACATTTATCCGTCACGGTGACGTTTACATGAGATGAAAACTGTCCGCCTGCACAGGTTCCGGCTACGCAGTTAAGGGTGTTGACACGACCCTGAGTACTGGAACTGGTAAAACTATAACCTGTACCGGTCGCCTGCCAGGTAAAGGGAGGACAACCGTTTAAGATATAAACCGAGATGCTGCCCCCGGCCGTAATGGTGTCAGGCGTACTGTCTTCGTCTATGGATACCGCGACGTAACCATCCTGTAGGCAACAGTCCTGGCGCCGGCAGAACACGTCGAGCGACGTTCCACATACGTGTTTGGCACCATCCCGCATCTTGGCCTTGAGCTTAGCCATGGGATTATCCGGCCAGAAAGGCCAAGAACCGTTGGGCGGCAGTACCTCCCAGAGAAACACGTTACTGCCTGCTGGGGGAGGAGTAATCTTGTTCAACGGTCCTGTATGCCCGGCAGCCGTACTGGGAGCGCTGATTCCTTTACCTTTGGTTACAACCTTAGCTGGCACCCCGTTTACTAAAACTTTGATCTCTAGAGAGCTCAGACCTTCATGGTAACTTACTCCGGCTGGTGTCGAATAAATTGCCGGGTGACATTTCACTGGGTCTGTACAATAGAGCGGTGAGAAACAGGTAATCACGCATCCGTCACCACCCATACCGAGATAGCTCTGAGTTGGTTGTCCAGGTGGCGGTTGATACAACGGCGACGGGTAAAAGTGTTCCGCCTCCGGATAGCTCTCGTTCTGATACGGTTTGATCAGCTCACTATGCTTCTGGAGCGCCAAGGACATAGCATGAAACCAGGTCGGCGTCTCCATCTGGTCTATATAGGCGAAATCATCCTGCTGGGTATCCTGATCTACCTTAGACTGATAGGGGCTGATCCCGTAATCACGATCGATCTTTGGCATGACGTCGTTCCTCTTTAGCCTCTAGATGACGTCGGATAGCTGCTGCCAGTGGATTCTGCGGCTTGAGGATAGGATCTCCGGCTACCAGTCTACCGCCATAAGGACTGTCCTTATCGGGCGTAATCACGGTGCGGATGACTTTTCGCAGATGCGGTTTAGTGATATCCACGTTATGACGACTCCTTGTCTCGGTTTAACAGCGGAATTAAACTACCGACCACGGCGCCACAGCAATAGGCCATGTAGACCAAGTTGGCCACGAGCAAATTATCTTCCCGTATAGCATACCGAGATACCCAGAAACCCAGGTAGTTTTCCACAAAAACCGTGCCAAGCACCCAGGGGATATTGCCCGAGATCACGGCCAAGGTTCGGCGTAGAGCCAACCACCATTCGATGAATCCAACGGCAGAGGCTCCCAGTATGAGCAGGAGGAGGTTTAGCATCTTCGCGCTCGTCCATTAGTAACGATTCTCCCAGAGTCTAACTTCAGTGCCAATACGCTCGAGAAGCGTATAATGATCAGCACTGGCCTGTTGGATCTTTACAGATACATGAGATTCCTGAACATTCAGGGACATAACATGCCGTCGCATAGCTGCACTGGTCTGATCGGCAGTCTGAGACAGGGTAATGGTATCTTGCAGAATACCGTTCTGATATGTCGTCACTGTCAGGTTGCCGGCCGTCTGGACTTTGTGCTGGATCATCAGCCAAACCAGATCTAACCATTGCCCGGCTCCCGTGAGTTCTAGTTTCAGGTAACTATCTATGGCTGCGGTATCATCATTGGCTCCGGTATTCAGCAACCAGATCGTACCGTCAGCCGCTCCCCCACCTACCTGTGAATAGGGCACATTTCCGGACGAGGCCCCCAGGTTAGTGGCAAAGGCCAGATTCGCGCCCAGCACGTCCTTATACCAGCAGTGGTCCACCAGATCATAGACCAGAAACGTATTCGGGGTAGTTGCAGAAGTCCCGGTGACGAGACCCATGCGGAGAACTGCGAAC